AGCAATAGCTAAAAGCCAACAGTTTCTAAAAAACCCAAATGAAAATCCATTATCAAAATACGATGATGTTACTCCAAGTAAAAATACACCAATAGAGTTTGATAAAGAAGGTCCAGGTAAATCAGGAGTAGCTCGACAAGGAAGTGGTGATGTTGACGATACTTTAAGGACAAAAACAACTGATCCAAGCAAAAGACCAGTCCCAGTTAATCTCGATGACCCAGGTGCATTACGAGGTGAAAAACCTGTCAAGCCTGCTCTACCTAAAGAGCCAATTATAACGCCGGCATCTACGAAATCTAAAAAAGCAGAAATGCCTACGGCTCAACAACTAAGACTTGGAAATCAAATTCCTGCACCAGCTCAATCAGTAAGCGGTGGAGGCATAACACCTGCAACCCATCGTCCTATCAAAATAGATATCAATAGCAACACTCCAGTCAAGGTGCTTCAAGCTCTTGATCCTAACAAGATGCCTGAGCTTCCTAAAATAGAACATAACGCTCAGCATAAACTATTACTAGGAATATTAGACGGAGCTGATAATCCACCAGATGGAAATTTAGAAAAGTATCTAAATGACATGCGGGCATCAATGAAAAATATTAATCCTAAACTATTAGATGACATTACTGATTTAACTAAACTATATGTCAGTAAAATAAATGTTGGTGGATTGCCAGAAGCAAGTAAGACAAACTTGAAACAAGTTACTGCGGGACTAATATCTAATAACTCCACTTATACCAATGGAGGTTTTATGGATGAGCTTAAAAACTTTGAGATTAATGTTGATACTAGGCTACCAAGACCCAACGCAAAACTAGAACCAATCTCAAAAGAATCTAAACCTTTAACGAGTGGAGAAATAGATTTAGAGCGATACCGAAATTCTGCTACAGTTCTTTCAGGAGATGATTTAGCATCATGGATACAGCAAAACGGGGTTACACGAAATAACATTCCATTTGAACTGGTGGACCCAAAAGTTACAAAAACTGAAGAATTATTAAACATATTCCAAGCTAAAGATTCTACACTGAATAAATCATTAACTTCAGACGCTGGGCAAGAAGCACTAGAAAGATTAACACATGGTCAAATAAAACCTCAAGAGTTTGCACAGTCTATAGAAGTAACTTGGAAAGATAAAAATGCTCCAAAGTTTGTTGCCAATGCTATGCAAGGTAGCACAATAGATTTAGACAAACTTGAAAAAGCTATGGGACAGGCAAATATTAGCAAGACACTGGCAGCACATACACCAAACAATAGACCGGTTGATGGTTCTACTTTTGGTAGTAGTTTGGAAACTAATCTATCAGCTGCAGAGAATGCTGCGATAGCTAGAAAGCAAGAACAGCTTCTTGCTATGCAAAAACATGAAAGAGAGATGCGTCGGCTGATGCAAAATGCCGAAGGTGAAAGTATGCGAGCATATACAGCATATGAAAAAGCAATGGCAGCAGAACAAGCCGCAAGAAAAAAATATATTGAAGATGCTCAAAAATTAGGAGCTGAAGGTAGAGAAGAAGCAGCAAGGGCTAGACGAACTGCTGCCTATGAAAGAGAGATAGCTCAACTCCAAGCTGATACAAATAAAGCAGCGACAGCATATTGGAATTCTGTAAAAAATTCTCCCAACTCAGAACAACTACAACAATCTGTTGAACGAGAAATGCGCGATGCTAAAACATTTCCAGAGACTGGCACAGCACCAGCTGGAGATAAATCAGCTGAACTAACAAAACAAGCCAATACAGAGTTTGACAATATCCAACAAAGAAAGCTAGCAGAGCCAGATCCATCACCAAACTTTGATCCTAAAAGTCAGCTTACAGTAGAACCAGAACCATCTACCCCAGCAGCAGAAATTCAAGCACAAGCTGATAAAATTGCTGCTATGAATGGTCAATCACCGCCATCCTCAACACAAACAAAATACACTGTTGGTGACAAAAAGATGGTAAACGGTGCTGAGTATGAATGGCTAGGAGCACAGTGGAGAAATAATACTACTGGCAAAATGGCTACTAGCACTGTAGCACAACAACTTAACAGTCCCACTACTCCACTAAAAACTGCTACTATACCTCAAAAAGCTGATGCTCAAATGCAACAAGCATTAAGCGATTTAGGCGTAGCAAACTCAGAACAACCAGGAACTATAAATCAAAGAAACATTACCCCAAAAGACGGAGAACTACAAAAGCCTACATCAAGTAGTATGGCTGGCCCAGAAACAAACACGATGGCAGGCACAACACAGGACGCAATAAACAAAGCTGGTCCTGGAAAACTAATTCCAGTATCTGAAGAAAATAAAAATACATGGGGCGAGTTTAAAGAAGAGAGAAAAGCTATCGACGAACGAACGTCAGGCGGCAACTTTGAAGAACGCAAGAAAAACCTAACAGATGCTGATAGAGCCCAGGCTGATAGATTAGGCGTTAAGGATGCTAAAGAACTTGATGAACTTGAAGGCGGAAGAGACGAACAAAAGAAATTAGATACAGCAATAAACAAAGGCACAGCAAAAATAGAGGCTCAACGAAAAGAGATAGAAGCAGGAGCTAACTCAGAAAGTTTAGAGAAACAACATAAAGCTAACGTATCAAAAAGTCTCCCATCTAGTAGAGAGATAGCTGAGAGATTAGCTAAGATGCCTAAATCAGTCGCAACTTCAATAGCTAAAAAATTAGGAATAGCAATAGTTGCAACCAGTGCTGCTATTGGTGCCGTACCTGGTGCCGCATTTGGTTTGGCTATATGGGCTCTTGATTTATTAGATGTATATGATATAGTAGTTCTCATGGTAGCAGCTGGATGGATAGATGACACTAATGAAGAGCTAATGGCATTGAGAGAAAAAGATTTAGAAAAAATAGATGCCTATTTAAGAAACGATGATACTAGCGATGACGATAAACGAGCATATGTAGCTAGAATGTTACAATATGATTCTGTATCAGCCTTCAATCCAAAGTGGTGGTTTGGCGGACTTGAGCAATGGAAAAACGATATTACAGGTGGTAGAGTTTTCAACAACAAATGGGCTAAAGAAAACTTTATGGGAGAAACATATGGTGGAGGAGGATTTGCTGTAACAGTGTCTAAACCAAATGCTGAAACAGGAAAAGATGAGCCTGTAGAAATGCCTTTGACTCCGTTTAATATTCATAAATTAAGTGTTGTTCGAGATGTTCCTAAACAACCTAGAACAAGCGGTGATATGAGAGAGTTTAGGAAAAGAGTAGAAAGTATAGCAAGACGATGGAAGCAAGGACCATATTATTTCATAAATATTGACAAAAATGGTGGATTACAAGTCTTAAGTAAAACATTTAAGGATATACGAAACGAGCCTAACAATCAAGTATTTGCAGAAGGACATCCTATTATTATAGGAAGTAATGAAACAACTGCTCCAGCTGGAAGGTATGATGCTAGAAACGCACCTACAGTTGATTTGAGTCAAGGGGCTTTGGGCTTTGGTATGGTAGATCCAAATAAAATGACAGATGCTAAGTATGCCCTTCAAGAAGTTCTCGATAACTATGATGGATATTTTCTAACAGACAACTATAACCAAATTATCCAAAATATAAAAAATCCTAATGATAGAAGATATGTTGATGACATATTTAATGGAAGAGCATCCGGTGTTGTTGGTATAAAAGTAGAGATGGCAAGATTTTTAGCAACAGAAGCTGAGAAGCAATATGAAAGAGTAAAGGCAATAAATCCTCTAGCATATAAAGATGAACGTGCTGATGCTCACGAAGAATTTATTCTTAGAAGACTTAGCTCAGGACATTATAAAGAAGAAACAACAGAATCTCACAAAATAATATTGTATCGTAAGATGAAAAAACTTACTGAGAGATTAAATACATACAGGAACGCTAAATACTTTATAACAGGAAGGTAATATGAATTTACAAGACATGAAAAAATTGGCTGGGCTGAATGAAGCTAGCGTAAATATATCGCTAAACGGAACAAACAGTCAAGAGATAAAAGATTTGATGGGAATCTTTACTGGTGGAGATAAACCACCTATGGGTTTAGATAAACCCGCTCTCCCGCCAATTGGATTAGGTGACGCACCAAAGCCACCAATTGGGCTGGACATTCCAGACATTAAGCCACCAATTGGACCAGCACTTGCTCCAGACTTGGACGGGATGCCTCCATCTAAACCTCTTGGATTAGATTTAGACGGACCTTCAACTTGTGACACTTGTGGAGGAATCCACGGTGACGAACCCTGCGGAGAAGCAGAAGGCGATGGTGACTGGGACAACTCCCCAGATGAGAAATATCAAGACGGAGACTTTTTGAGAAAGAATGTATCAGGTGGACCAAGCAACAAAAAATCAGACATTAGAGTAAAGGATCCAATGGCAATGGAAAGTAAATTTAAGAAAGAACTTTGGAAAGCATTGAATGAAAAATACTTTACAGAGATTGATGGCAGAGATGAAGGTAGTAACAACTTCTCAGGACGTAGTGACAGAACATACTTTATAGTTCCTAACGACGATGACTATATGGACATCCAAGACGATAATCGCTTTGCTGGTGACATTGAAGTCCCTAATGAGAACGCAGACATCATGGCGCTTCCAAACTCCAAATTCCGCAAACTCAAAAGAATGTACGGCAACAAAGTATTGGATCTAGGCACAGACTATGACGAGGCTGTAGAACGAGAAGAGAAGAAAGCAAAACGCAGACATTTAGCAAACATTAGTCGAACACGTGCAGGTGGATCTGCAGGAAGAAGAACAGAAGGCGAGCAAGCAGCACGAGAAAAAGAACTCAAAGGTAAGCAGCACAATCTTCCTCCACATCTAAAGAAGAAGATTGAGGACGCACCAGAGGATCAAATCAATAGTAGTCAATATGATGAAGAGATGGACGACATCCGCAAACTATCTGGGCTCTAAAAATATAGAACAATGTCAAAATCTTTGGATGGGGTATTAACTAAAAAAGCTAACCAGCAAGAACAATACACCAATGAACAAATAGAAGAATTAATGAAGTGCATGGATCCTGAGGAAGGATACTTGCACTTTTCCAAACACTACGCTTACATACAACATCCTGTCAAAGGTAAATTGTTATTTGATCCGTTTGACTATCAAGTCAGACTAATGGATACATATCACAATCATCGCTTCAATGTGAATATGCTACCACGCCAGACAGGCAAAACAACCTGCGCGGCAATATATTTGATGTGGTACGCTATGTTTCATCCAGATCAAACAATTCTAATCGCTGCTCACAAATACACAGGCGCTCAAGAGATTATGCAGAGAGTTCGCTATGTGTATGAATGTTGTCCAGATCATATTCGTGCAGGTGTAATCAGTTACAATAAAGGTAGCATTGAATTCGAAAACGGTAGCAGGATTGTAAGTGCAACCACTACAGGTAACACTGGTAGAGGTATGTCCATATCACTGCTATACTGTGATGAGTTTGCGTTCGTTGCTCCAAACATAGCTGAAGAATTTTGGACTTCTATCTCTCCTACACTAGCAACTGGTGGGCGTGCCATTATTACATCTACTCCAAACTCAGACGAAGATACATTTGCTACAATTTGGAAGCAAGCTGAACACAAGTTTGACGAGCACGGCAACGAACAAGATTTAGGTATAAACGGATTTAAATCTTTTACCTGCCGCTGGGACGAGCATCCTGATAGAGATGAAAAATGGAAAGAGGCTGAACTAGGACGTATTGGTGAAGAGCGTTTTAGACGTGAATATGGCTGCGAGTTCTTAGTATATGATGAAACACTAATCAACTCTATACGTTTAGCTGAGATGGTAGGCAACAAAATTATAATGAACATGGGACAGATACGCTGGTATAGAAAAATAGATCCAGCGGCTACATATGTTGTAGCACTGGACCCGGCTATGGGAACTGGTGGTGACTATGCTGCTATACAAGTTGTAGAAGTTCCTACTTGGAAGCAGGTAGCAGAGTGGCGACATAACACTACTGCTATTCCTGGACAAATACGATTGCTAAAAGATTTGTGTATTCATATTGCATCTAAATTAGACAATGTAAATTCATTATATTGGAGTGTAGAAAATAATTCCATTGGTGAGGCGGCACTTATTGTTATTAATGACTTAGGTGAAGAACATATACCTGGATTATTTTTGAGCGAGCCTATCCGCAAAGGACATATGCGGAAGTATAGGAAAGGCTTCAACACTACACATAGCTCTAAACTCAATGCGTGTAGTAAAATGAAAACTATGATTGAGAACTACGAACTAGAAATAAATTCAGCAGCATTGATATCAGAACTGAAAAATTTTGTAGCTAACGGTGCATCTTATAGTGCTAAGATGGAGGAAACAGATGACTTGGTTTCTGCCATGCTGCTGGCTATACGAATGATTGGCGTGTTACGAGATTGGGATCCTAGAATATATAACTCTTTCAAGAGTTTGACGCAAGATGACGAATACGAACCACCAATGCCAATCTTTATATCTAATCATTATTGATAAATAAAATTATGGATAAGAATATTGACTTTATAGGCGAAGAGCTGTTTAATAAAATCCGCGGAAGATTTCCTGAGGTTACTATTGGTGACGAATCAGGAAATGTTACAAACAATCCTAAGGAAGGACGCTACTTTGACTTTGAATTCAAACCAGGAACAGGATCAATAAATGTTGAACTGAGCCAAGAGGGTTTGAATGTAATGTACGCTGAAACTTTTCTAGAGGACCAAACCTCTACTACAAAAAAAGGATGGTATTCTTTTCTAAAAGAATTACGACAGTTTGCTAGAAAAAGGCTAATGAACTTTGATGTGAGAAACATTACAAAGAGCAACTTAGACAAACGCGATTATAAATTTATGTCATCACAACACTTTGGGGATCAAGCAATGACAGAATCAAAACTATACGGGACTGCTCGAGATAGCTATCAAGATGTTGGAACATCACGTATCCACCTAGAGCACACCCGCAAGGTAAATCAAGATTTGATGAATTCAAGAACACAGAACATCAAAAACATTTATATTGAAAATGCTGATGGAGAAAGATTTAAATATCCATATAAGCATTTGAACGGTGCACGAGCTATGGCACGGCATATGTCTGAAGGCGGGCATCCATTTGATGATTTTGGAAAACACATTACGGGACTATCTGAAGAGCTTGGTATTTTAGGTAAGTTTAAAACTTATGTAGGCAAATCTAAAGCAGTTACAGAGGGAATGAAAAACTATCACGGACTTGTAAAAGAACGTATCCAGTCAATCAAACGAACACTAGAATCAATACAACGTGAGTATAGCTACAAGCACATTACATCACAATTCGTAGCTGAGGAACTTACAGAAGTTCCTGAGGACATTTCTGTAAATTGGATTGATCAACTTACTGTAAAGCAATTTGATGAAGAGCTAAAAGAAGCATTCCCTTACCTTTATCGTCTAGTAGCAGAGGCTCCTTTAGAGTCAATTGGTCCAGACGATTTAGTAAAAGAAGAACCAACAGAAAGAAATCGAGCAGCAAAAAAATCTTCATCCCCAGTAGAAAAATTTGAGGCTTGGGCACAACATAGAGTTGATAATGCAGTCCAACAAGAAAAATTACGAGATCTAAAAAAGCGTCATCATCACAAAGGTAGCAAGTTCAATCCTATCGACGATGAGATAGTGGATCATAGAGAAGAAAAGAAAATCCCCGTAACCGAATTTATTTTAGGTTACTATGATAAGGAAACAGGACAGTTTCCTAAAGGCGAAACAGCAGTATTGACAGCCGTAGAAAAAGACTATGGCCCAAAATACGTTGAAGGAGCTAATAAGTTTATTAGAGCAATAAACGAAAAGTTCAAAGAATATCACACAAGATCACGTGGAGAGTTTGTACAAGATTCTGCAGGTGGATTGAATGATATTATTAGGTTGAGTGGAATAGGGGCTTGAAAGGGTTAGCTCAATTGATGCGTGTCATCATTATAACGATTGTATTGATACTTTTATCTGCTTGTACCGAGGAAGCCAGAAACAAACTCTTTCGTTCTGCTGATAATGTTATAGGGCAAGACTATCGTGTCTCATATATAGATGAGGGAAAGGTAGTTAAGACATGGACCATTAAAGATGGCAAAATAACATCAGGACAAAAAGAGAATGGAATACCAACAGGCTACTATTATTTTTGGAGTGAGGAAGTAGGTTATGTTCAGACTCCAGTTGATAGAACTATAGTTGAGGAAATAAAGTAGAGGAGTACTGAATGAAATACATTAGCGGGCTTTTAGTAGCACTGGTAATGTCTGTTATAATGACAAGCACAGCATCAGCTGAAATTCACGACAATGGCTATGTAGGTAATGGAAGAATCTTCCATGACATCAAAAGGCCTATTATGCGAGGTGGTGTAGAATATCCTGTTTTTTATACATCTCGAGATGACGTCTATGCATTCTCATTTGATTATGTCGTAGCTGAAATGAAAAATATTTACTACGATAGACAAATAGCACAACGGCATGGCGTTAGATTTACAACCTATCCTGATCTTGATATTACTCTGTTCATTGCTGACAGTCCAATGGAAGTAATGGAGTTATACGAAAAGTTAAAGGATGAGCCAATGATATCTTATCATGAATTGGCTTTGTTTGAGGCACACCCCGATATGAAAATGGGAGTGGTTGAACTTACTGACATGGAATCACCTATTGGCAACAATATGCTGTGGTTCACTGTTTGGTAATAAATAAAATATAATTTAGGAGAAACAATGAAATTATTTTTGGCATTGAGCGCAGTGGCACTCATCGCAGTAGGCTGTACAGCACCTCAACCTGCAGTTGAAGGACCTTACTTCATGCAGCACGACGATCACGATAAGATTTGCTACACCCGTGGCACAGATGTTATTTGTGACTACCACGAGCATAACAAACCAGAGGCACCAGCACCTCATCATCACCAATCAGTGAAGAAGCACGATCAATACCATGATCACAATCATTCCCACGAAGGATGATACAAGGGAAAAAGTTTGGATCTTTGGAGATAGCTTTGGAGATCCATGCTTTTCCCACATACCATATACATATACCTACCAACTTAACCATCAGTATCAAGTAAGAAATTACTGTCTTAGTGGATCATCACCCATAAGGATGCTGAATGAACTTTTTAAGAAAATTATAAAACATAAACGAAAACTTGAACAGCTAAAAGATATAAATTTAATTTTTTTATTATCTTATGCTCATAGATTTGATTTTAAGCCATTTGAGGCTAGTGAAGCTAGTAATTTTGCACATATGTTTTATAGAACTAGAGAGGAATCTATAATTGAAATTAAAGACGCAGAGAAATATTTACCTTGGTATAAATGGGCTAAGATATATGCTCGGCATCATCGAATTCCTTATAATGTTGATGAAATAGATGAAATTCGAAACTTACAAACATTAATTGCTCAAGGAAAATTATTTAAAAAGGTTCTTGTTATACAAGTTCCACAACTGCCACTAAATGAGTCTTCTAGTTATACAGACATGTTTTTAAAAGCAAATAATGAACATATATTTGATAATGTGAGCGTCAATCAAGGACCTGGTCTGGAGACTTATATGAATATGCCATATACTGATTCACTCTTCGTCACTCATGAGATAAATCTCTCCCCCAATCATCTGTCAGAAACAAATCATCATCTTTTTTATAATGCGCTGTCATTATGGATAAATAAAACTGAAGCTAGTTCATTTAGCACAACGGTTCTAAAGCAAGAAATATTTCCTCTTGACTTTAGATAAAATATAGTATATACTAAGAAGTATATGCTACTTTTAACTCAACTTAGGCATATTTAACAGGCTATTATTATAGGAGAATATTATGGCATCTTTAGCAGAAATCCGAGCAAAACTCAAAGAACAAGAATCCAAATCAACAGGACAAGGTGGCGGCGATAACGCAATTTATCCCTTCTGGAATATTTCAGAAGGAACGACTGCGGTATTGAGATTTCTACCTGACGCAGATACAAACAACACTTTCTTTTGGCGAGAACGTTTGATGATTAAACTACCTTTTGAAGGTGGCATCAAAGGACAAACGGACTCTAAGCCAGTACAGGTACAGATTCCTTGTATGGAAATGTACGGAGAGTCTTGCCCTATCTTGAACGAAGTTCGTGCTTGGTTCAAGTCTCCGGAGATGGAGTCAATGGGGCGTAAGTATTGGAAGAAGCGTTCTTATTTGTTTCAAGGATTTGTAGTAGAAGATCCAATGAACGAAGAATCGAAACCTGAGAATCTTATTCGTCGTTTTATACTTGGTCCACAAATCTTTACCCTAGTCAAGGATGCTCTTATGGATCCAGACATGGAAGAGATGCCAACTGATTACACATCAGGCTTGGACTTTAGACTGAAGAAGACTTCCAAAGGTGGATACGCTGATTACTCAACATCCAGCTGGGCACGACGAACACGCCCACTAGGCGATGCTGAAATGCAGGCTGTGAATAACAACGGCTTGTTCAATCTGAATGACTTCCTTCCAAAGAAGCCAACAGATGTAGAATTGAAGATTATGCAGGAAATGTTTGAGGCATCTGTCGATGGCGAGGCATATGACGAAGAGAAGTGGGGTAGCTACTTCCGCCCTGCTGGGTTGGCAGCTAAGACTGGTGATCCACAATCCGCTCCTGCTCCCGCACCTGCTCCAAAGGTAGAAGCTAAGGTAGAAAAGGTAGAAGACGACGATCTACCATTTGAGCCAGACGAGCCCAAAGCGGCAGCCGATGCTGCTAAAGGTGGAGCTGATGCTAATGACATTTTAGCAATGATCCGTAACAGACAAAAGTCTGAAGATTAATATATTGGCGCCCCGTTAGTTAAATGGTATAACAGTAGATTTGTAATCTTCCGTTACTAGTTCGATTCTAGTACGGGGCTCCACCTCACCCTTTAAGGAATTTAATGGCAAAGGCTTTTGACCCATCAAAGTTTCGCAAAGAACTGACTAAATCTATCTCAGGTATGAGTACAGGATTTAATGATCCTACTGATTGGGTTAGTACAGGAAACTACGCACTAAATTATTTGATATCCGGCGACTTCTATAAAGGAATACCTCTAGGTAAAGTGAGCGTATTTGCAGGAGAGTCAGGCGCTGGTAAAAGTTATATTTGTGCTGGCAATATTGTAAAAGCCGCACAGGAACAAGATATCTTCGTTGTGCTAGTAGATAGTGAGAACGCACTAGACGAAGAATGGCTACGCAATCTAAATGTAGATACATCCGAAAGCAAACTGCTAAAACTCAATATGAGTATGATTGATGATGTAGCTAAAACAATCTCTGTCTTTATGGATGACTTCAAAAAGCTAGACGGAGAAGACAAACCCAAAGTATTATTTGTTATTGACTCACTAGGTATGTTGCTAACTCCAACAGATGTTGATCAGTTTGGCAAAGGCGATCTAAAAGGTGATATGGGTAGGAAACCTAAAGCACTAACAGCCCTAGTAAGAAATTGTGTCAATATGTTTGGTAGCCATAACGTAGGACTTGTAGCAACTAATCATACATATGCATCTCAGGATATGTTTGATCCGGATGATAAAATTTCAGGCGGACAAGGATTTATTTACGCCTCTTCTATTGTAGTAGCGATGAAAAAGCTAAAGCTAAAAGAAGATGAGGATGGAAATAAAACCTCAAATGTAAATGGCATTCGTGCTGCTTGTAAAGTTATGAAAACACGATATGCTAAACCGTTTGAAGGAGTACAAGTTAAGATTCCGTATGAGACAGGAATGGATCCGTATAGTGGATTAGTGGATCTATTTGAGAAGAAAGGATTGCTTGTAAAGGATGGCAACAGACTACGTTACACAGACTCTGCAGGAGTAGAGCATAAAGAGTATCGCAAGGCATGGACTGGTGAGCGACTAGACATGATTATAAATGATCTACCCAATCGTCCTCTTGAGCTAAATATACCATATGTTGAAACTCAAGAGGAGATAACACAAGATGAATGAACAGCTCATTGTTGATACATGGACTTTATTCAAAGATCATTTAGATAAAAAGAATCTACCTGCTGTAGCAGAACAGTTTGTTGAACTATGTGCTGACTACGGGGTAGATGATCCAACGTTAAAAACTGTATTAGGCAACTGTCCTTATTTGGATCACGCAATTGCTTACTACTTGGACGAACCTGACCTCGAATACGATGAGTAAATATGGCAGGATGGTACTCTAGTGTTACTAGAGACGTAAACTCTATACCTAATGCTATTCAACACTTTGAATCAGAACTAGCACAAGCTCGTATGGAGTGTAAGCTGAGAGGCTCACTTGAAAAAGCTAGTTCTGAACTTCCAGGTATAGTTGAGCATAGGTTCAATCAGTTACAAGAGATTGAGGCTATTCTCAACTACCTAAACATAGAACTTCGCAAACTAAGATCCTCATTCTTTAAAAAATATTTAGAAAATTATCAGCGAGCACTGTCTAGTAGAGATGTAGAAAAATATGTAGATGGTGAACCTGATGTTGTTGATTTTGAACATATCATAAATGAGTTTGCACTGCTTCGTAATAAATGGCTAGGCGTTATGAAAGGCTTAGATCAGAAGCAATGGCAAATTACTAACATTACTAAACTAAGAGTAGCAGGTATGGAGGACGCAACATTATGATTTACGAATTTCATAGACAGCATCGAGGCAACGCAGGAGACTTTTACTGTAACCCTAGCAGATACTTTGCAGATTTTTCTGCCAAGACTTGTCCTATTCAACTTCAAGATAATCCAAGATATCAAGTAACTGATGCCGAGGGTAAGATTGTTGTTATAGGAGGAGGTGGTTTGATACATCCAACGTTCACAGAGAATATTGAATTTATTGTAAAACAGCAACCCGCAAAACTCGTAGTCTGGGGTATTGGAACCAATTATGATGTAAATAAGGACAGAGGATATCCTGAATGGCTTGGCAATGCTGATATGATTGGTTTGCGAGATGCTAACAATATAGGCATTGGCGAATATGTTCCGTGTGTAACTTGTATGCATCCAGCATTTGATAATCCTTATGAAATAAAGCATGACAAAGTATATTATCTACACGCAAGAAAAGAAAAGCCAGATGTAGATGCACCTGTACTAACTAACAAGGCAAAAGACATATATAATATTATTCGCTTTTTAGCTTCAGGCGAAACTGTAGTAACTACTAGCTATCACGGAGCCTATTGGGCTATGCTACTTGGCAGGAATGTTCAAGTAGTGCCGTGGAGCACAAAGTTCAAAACTTTTAAATATACGCCTGTAATGTTAGAGTCAATCAATGATGTGTCCAATGACACTATGTATATCCATCCTACATACTTGGAAGAATGTAGAGATCTAAACAAACGGTTTTATGAGAGATTTAAAAATTTATGTGGGCTATGATCCAAGAGAGGACTTAGCATATGAAGTATGTCGCCATAGCATTCTAACACGAACACCTGGCGCTACTGTATATCCAATTAAGAAAACAATGTTAGAGAAGTCAGGCTGGTACTGGCGTCCAATAGATAGATTATCATCTACTGAATTTACATTTACTAGATTTCTAGTACCTGCGCTAACACACTACAGAGGGTGGGCATTGTTTATTGATTGTGATACGCTATTACAAACTGACTTGAACGAACTGTTTGATTTAGCTGACGACAAGTATGCTGTAATGGTAGTGAAGCACGACTACACACCACTCAGCCAAACTAAAATGGATGGCAGACTACAAACTGTATATCCACGCAAAAACTGGTCCTCGGTAATGTTGTTCAACTGTGAGCATCCTTCTAATAAAGTTTTGACTAAGGAACTTATTAGTGACCCATCTAAAGATGGTGGATACTTCCATCGTTTCAATTGGCTGCAGGATGATGAGATAGGCGAACTGCATCACGAATGGAACTGGCTTGTAGGGCACTACTACAAACACGATGGATCACCAAAGCTAATACACTATACAGAAGGCGGGCCTTGGTTCAAAAACTATTTTATGCAGGACTTATCAGATGTTTGGAAGGATGAGTATCAACAACTAATGGAGAGAGAATTTACCATCAAGGACACTGTTGATAAATGAAAACCACTGTTTGTGCCTTCATCAACTCAATACCTCCATCTGCCCGTAGAAGTCACAAAGCAGACTTACTCATAAATTTTATCAAAGGAGTCAATGCTAATAAAGACTCTGGCAAAATTTATGACTCTAGATATAATCGCCCCGTCCCAGTTGATGTTGCTGTATTACAAGGCTGGGTGCATGAGAATTCCTCAAGAACTCCTCATCTAAATTTTCGTCGTAGTATTATAAAACGACAACAAGACGATAATAAAAATCTTATTGTTATTGATAGTAACCTGTTTGGTTACAATGTAGATAAGTTACACCCTATGATGTATCATCGTTTTAGCATGGGCGGAGTATTTCCAACTACTGCTAACTATTTTGATACTATTGTAGATGAGACACGCTGGGATAAGATATCCACAGATTTAGATATAAAAGTAAAGCCATGGCGTAAGTTAGGAAGTTACATCTTACTATGTTGCCAACGCAACGAAGGTTGGAGTATGAAAGGACTGTCTGTTGTAGATTGGATTCATCAAACAGTTCAAGAGATCCGCAAGCATACAGACAGAGGCATACTTGTAAGAGCTCATCCAGGAGACAAACACGCTCATAGATATTTGCGAGAGACAAAGCATAAAATATCTAACAACAAAAGTATCAAAAAGGATTTTGAAAAAGCATGGGCTACAATAACATACAATTCTAGTCCAGGTGTAGCCAGTGCTATTGAAGGAGTACCTCTGTATGTTACAGATCCAATTCCACAGACTAGCCAAGCATTTGCTGTAGCCAATACAGATTTATCTACTATTGAGTCTCCACAAACATTTGATAGAACAGATTGGCTACAGCGATTAGCTATGTGTCATTGGAAAATGGAAGAGCTACGCAATGGCGATGCTTGGCGACATATGAAACAATTTATCTCCGATAAAGAGCCTTATGTAACCTTAGGGAAGAAGTAAAGTCTTTATCTTTGTGCTTTGCTTTTAAATGCCATAGTTTTCCTTGCATTTGATTATTGAATGGGCTTAGTATCTTATCTGGCTTTGGAGATAATTCTCTATAGCTAAAGTCATCTACAAACTCTCTACACTCACGAATAACTCTACCAAACGAATCTCCATCAAAAGGCTTATACATATTTGAAAAGTCTCGACGATGATAGATGCTGCGATACTTTGCATAGAACATAGGCTTGTATCTATGCTCTCGATTGATTATAAAGAATCCTGTCTCTACAGAATAGTAACCTTGCTGGGGAACTCCAAAGTGAGCAGATATATTATCTGAACTATCATCCCCTATCAAAGAGTGTAACCAAAGGGGTGTAATGTAACCTTCTGAGATTACATCAGCATCTACCCATACTAGATAACCAGTAGAAGGCTTGAGATGTTCTATAATAGGAAATGCCTTTTTAGAAAATATAGTAGCTCGGCTGTTAGTATGTGTTGCTTTTTGGAATTTATGAAAAGCAGATCCTAAATTATTCACATCCTTGATTGTAATTCTAGGATCAGTTATAGGCAAAGTGTCTTCTGTATAAACAGTAAGAGTAAAGCCAGTCCAATACTTCAGCCAAGTTTGAATCATATAAGTCCCAACCTTGTTGTAATAGTCGAGACTCATACTTGTTACAACATCAAAACTTCCAGTATTTTTCTCCACGCTTCACCATAAGATCTCTTTTATTGCTTTTACCTGTTTGTTTTCTGTCACCCTTTAGATGATCTAACCAAGTACCTAACACACCATTGATGAGAGGATGTCCTCCCCCACCAGTCTTTACAGCCACGCTATACATACCAGCACTGTAATCTAACACATCTGGATACATACGCATAAATTTTTCTAAGCAGGAGCCAAACACATAACTATCGTGCCATTCATCTAATTTGAATATCCCGTCCTCAGCATTCTCATATTGATATTCAAGATTAGCTACAAACTGTCGTGCTTTAGCGGATTTGCAATCAATCCCATAAAAGCCACACTCAGGCCATGTCTGAGATCCTTTGCCTCTGCCTACATATGTTAGCCATACATCAGAAGGGAACAGAGATGCATATTGTTCATAGTTCCAGTGACTATGCACAACCATGTCAGCATCAATCCATACAACCCAACCTTTGCCAGTATTTCTTTCACAAGCATCAAATACCGCATATACCTTGTTTGCAAATCGCATCGCATCCCATTTGAATTTTTTATCATAGTCCCTAGGACGCTTGTGCGGGAAAGGACACTCGCCATTAGCCTTAGGAACCTTGCCCCATTTCTTTTTGAACTTCATCAACTTTGGTAATGCTTCCCGTTGATTCAATATTAGAATCTTGCTAGGTGCGGGATTGATTGGATCACAATCCTCAGCATACACTAGCAACTTCATATTATCATCTGTATTTTGTGCCCATGTGTCTAAGAACTTTTGAGCATAGAGATCTAAACCCTCTTTGTTGAAAGTTGTTACCGCAAGAATGTCTGTCATCAGTTTCTCCTGTATATATAGTATATATAAGTATTTAATATGAAATCATTTAATTTGCACACAAATAATGGAGCACTCAACTCCAAATCTGTATTCGCTGCCTTCGAGGCTGGAGCTAAACGATTAGGCTACACTGTTTACCATAACTCCGACAAAGGAGATGTAGATGTCATATGGGGCGTCCTCTGGCATGGTAGAATGTTGAAGAACAAAGAGATATGGCACAGAGCAGCTCGCAATCGTACACCTGTCATAGTATTAGAAGTAGGTGCTATAGAACGCAATGTCACATGGAAAATGGGAGTAGGCGGAGTCAATAACTCAGCTTACTTTGGACCTCGAGCAAACGACAGCAAGCGAGCTGACAAGCTAGGACTAAAGCTAGATCCATGGAAACAAAACACAAATGGTTCTATACTCATAGCTTGTCAAAACAATAAGTCAGCACAATGGCACGACGAGCAACATCAAGAGCGATGGCTGATGGATACACTAGCTACAATAAGAAAACATACTGATAGAAATATTATTGTAAGGCAGCATCCACGATGCCCAATGCGTCTGAGAAACCTACCTGCCAACACTATTCTACAAATACCTAAAAAGATTCCTAACACATATGATGACTATGACTTTACTGTTGAGAAGGCATACGCCGTAGTCAATTGGAGTTCCAACCCAGGCATCATAGCAGCAATGAAAGGAATACCACTCTTTACTTCCTTTTCGAGCCTAGCGTGGAGCGTGGGTAATCTGGATGTAAATAATATAAACAATCCAGACACACCTGACAGACGACAATGGCTGAATGATTTTGCATATACCGAATGGACTACGAAAGAAATATCTACGGGTAAGCCACTAAAACGATTGACAAATATTTTATAACCTGTTATAATGAAAGTATAGGTAGAATTTATGATGACATTTGGACTAGAGGATGTAGATTCTCACGAACCACAGGACCCAGTGACTATTGAAGATTATTTAGATATTATATCAGCTAATAAAAAAATTCTAACAGATCCTGATCAAAAGTTATTCTATAGCTTACACAGACAATCTATGAAGGGTATGGGTTTGACTGAACGGCAGCACGAACTGCTAAAACTCAAACTACTTGAATACTCTGAGTGGCTCGAGGCACGCTATCCTGACTTTAGAGAAGACTTGGATCATCTGCGTCACCCATATCGTATTATTGATAGAACAAGAACTATCAAAGTAATAGAGCGAGAAGTGCCAGTGTTTGGGGGACTCATCAAAGCTCAGATGATGGCTATACGCTTTCCATTTTCTAATAAAATGATAAAGCATATTGATTTTATCAAGTCTGTACAAGATAAAAAAATGTACGACAATAAAACAAAGACGCACTTCGTCAAACTAAACGAACGCAACGCATTAGATATTATCACACACTTCAAAGATTTAGAATTTGATATTGAGCCTCAGCTATTAGAGTATTATGATGAGGTATGTCAAATACAATCTAACAGTGATACTCATTGCCCTGGTGTATATGATTATCAGTTACGCAATGTTCATCCACGAGTGGTTGAATACGCACATGAAAAGTTTGGCGAACCAGGACCGCACAACTTACATTTATATCGAGATGCTGCAGGTATATTAGGACTGTCTCATTTTGATTTGAAAGCTAGTAGAGAAAACGATGCGAAGCTAACACAAGTCAGCCAAAATATATTATTGAGAACTACTAATCTTTGCTTTGCTTCATCTAAAATATATGGACTAGATCAAATTTTTGAAAGCATACACGAGCTAGATAGATATCCATTACTCATATCTATGCCAGTATTATCTCGACACGAGTCTGTTTCATTCTATCAAGCTAATGGAATTGATCATGTCTTAGGTCCTGGCGAGTCAGTTCCTGATATTGTTATCCTAGCCAAGCTACATACATATTTAGAATCATATGTAAAAAATTCTGAGATGGCAGTTTTGTATCGCAAGGATAAGAGATCAATAGATGATTGTGAATTTAATAACTATGTCACTAGACACGAACTAAATAATTTACCAACCAAGGACACTAAAGTTATCTTTTTACATCAGCAAAAGAGAATACCTAAGCCACTGCTTGAATCTAGTTGGAGGCCTAGAACTGTATTGATGCTACGAGCTTCTATCTCTACTAATAGAACTATTACTGTTTTTAGAGAATCAGCAGACTTAAACTTAACGTACTCAGATGAATTTTTCACAGGACATCATTACTTTACAATATGAAACCATGTAAACTTGTAATACAAGACGAAGTCAATATCAAGTTAGAAGGCTTGCCAGTAGATGTAAGACGCAAAATAGCAAACGCTCTAAAGTTTGAAGTTCCATATGCTAGGCATACGCCACACTACAAGCTAGGGCGTTGGGATGGCAAAGTTCCTTTCTTCAACATAGGAGGAACAGGATATGTCAATCATCTAGGCACTGTGGTAGAGATCCTATCTAAACACAACTACACTATCTCAGATATTGATGATAGACGGCAGACAATAGACTTACAGTTTCCAACTATTACAGAGAACTATTGGGCGAACCAAGGAGTATGCTGGCCCAAAGGACATCCTGCTGAGGGTGAAAAAATACTACTACGTGACTACCAGGTAGAAGCGATAAATAATTTTTTAGCTAACCCGCAGTCACTGCAGGAAATAGCTACGGGCGCAGGTAAAACTATTACCACAGCCACACTCTCACACATAGCAGAACAACATGGACGAACACTTGTCATTGTACCAAACAAATCTCTTGTGCAGCAGACTGAAGAAGATTACAGAAACTGCGGGCTGGACGTCGGCGTATACTTTGGTGATCGAAAAGACCTTGCCAAAAAACATACCATATGCACTTGGCAGAGTCTTAACATCCTTGGAAAGAAAAGCAAAGACGCAGAAGTAGAAATAACTCTCGCAGAGTTTTTACAAGGTGTACAAACTATTATTGTAGACGAAGTGCACCAAGCAAAAGCTGATGTTCTAAAGGCACTACTAACACAAAGCCTAAAGAACGCTGCCATACGATGGGGACTAACTGGTACTATACCAAAAGAAAAATTTGAATTTGAAGCACTCCACGCTGCCATAGGTCCTGTAATTGGATCTATTAGTGCTAAGGAGCTACAGGACAAAGGAGTGCTATCACAGTGTCACGTGAACATTCAACAACTAATAGACATTGTTGAGCATCGTGACTATCAAAGCGAACTCAAATACCTTGTTACTAACGACAAGAGAGTTGAGTATCTGGCTAGCCAGATCATCAATATTAGACAATCAGGTAACACACTCATTCTAGTGGATCGTGTATCCGCAGGTAAAAAGCTACAAGAGCTTGTGCCAGACTCAGTGTTTATCAGTGGCGAAGTAAAAGTAAAAGATCGAAAAGAGACATATGACGAAGTCCAGGATGCGAGCGACATGGTTATTATTGCTACATATGGTGTAGCAGCAGTAGGCATCAACATCCCAAGAATATTCAATCTGGTTCTTATAGAGCCAGGCAAATCATTTGTTCGTGTGATTCAGTCTATTGGTAGAGGAATCCGCAAAGCAAAGGACAAGGACTTTGTACAAATATGGGACTTCACATCTACTTGTAAATTTGCCAAGCGTCATTTAACTGAACGTAAAAAGTTTTATAAACAAGCCCAATACCCATTTACACTACAAAAGGTTGACTGGACATGAAAATTCTAACACTTGAAAATAAATCATTTGACTTGAACAACTTACCTGAGGAGATTGATGAGGACTTTAGGTTTTCTATTTTAGATAACTCAACTCCGTCAGATCCTGACTTTTATTTTGTGCCTCTTATCTTTTTAGAATCATTTAGCAACTCCGCTATCGTTCTAGAGATCAATGGACACGAAGTAATGATGCCTATTGATTTCCATATTGCTGTAGGTGATAGCCGCACAGGCAAGGACTTAGAAGTCCTGCCACTTACAAGTTTGAATGATAGAGGCTTTGAGGCATTCTTATTCAATCCTCTAAAGAGCTACAAAGCAGACTATGGCGAAATCAAAGTAACTAACTTTTACAATGACATCAAATGGTACTTCCCTAAGATAAAGTCAGGGCAGTTACTATCGGTGCCACTAACAGACGATGAGAATCCATTGTGTGCTTTCTTCATCAAGGATGTAAATCGTCAAACAGAAATTATTGACTTCTGCAATCTTATATAGTATTATGGCAAAGCTACCAGTTAAAGATGTTCTTGCTGCTGTAGATATAGGAGCAAAGAATGTATGGGACGAGCTGAGTGATGAGGAGAAAAAGTCTGTATCATTTTGGCTATTAAATAGATATGCTTCTAGTGTAAAAGGTTCAGACGCTGAGATAGCAGTATTGAAGACTAACGAGTTCTTCAATAAACATTATATGATTATGTCAAAGCATCCTAAACTACAATGGCAACTACTCTGTCTGTCAGCAGACTACGGAAAGATTAAATACCATGAGTGGATTGGATTGAAGTCTGGCAAGGATAAACTAGATGCACAAAACAGCAAGTTTCTATCTGTTCTTGAAAAGGCATACCCAAATCAAAAAATGGACGAGCTACTCATATTAGCAAAAATGGCAACTAAAGAAGATATACAGGAACTAGCAGACAATCATGGCATCGACATCAAACTCTAGATTCAAATGCGAATACTGTAAGAAAAGTTTTTCTAAAGAGAGTACAATACTCGTTCACGTTTGCGAAAAGAAACGACGAGCGCAGCAACGTGACGAGAAAAGAGTACAAACAGGATTTTACGCATTCAATTTATTCTATAGGAAAGGCACAGGCTTCAAACGTGACAAGACGTATGAGGAGTTCTGTAACTCTCCTTACTACAATGCCTTTGTAAAGTTTGGTTCATTCGTTACTAACGTCCGCCCTCTGTATCCAGAGAAATATATTGAATACATCGTAATGAGCGGAGTAAAGATTGACAAATGGTGTGATGAGGCATTATACGAAAAATATGCTGTGGATCTTATAAAGAAGGAAGATGTACATACAGCATTAGAGCGTAGCATACAAACAATGACAGAGTGGGCAACTGAGAATCCACCAGCACAATGGAATCATTATTTTAGATTAGTAAATCTAAACAGAGCAGTATATCATATCAAAGATGGAAAGCTATCACCATGGCTACTACTAAACTCTGTACAGGCACAGGATATGATGGGACGATTCAACGAGGAGCAACTTGGACTGATCTATCATATATTAGATCCAGATCATTGGGGTAAAAAGTTTTCACAATCATCTAGGGATGTTATTTTAGCAAAAGAGGTGATAAAGGAAAGCAAATTATGAGAAAAGGATATCGTACTACACATCTACATTTTCCAGCAGGAGGTGGTGGTAGGATGCTCCTATCTTTAATATCAAGTATGTATTATAAACATCCTTTATATAAGATAGGTATGGCTGGCGAGGCACATGATATGCATCACAGTACCAATCTTGACTTTCGTAAAACTGATAATACGATACCAAAAAAGCCAGAAGATGATTTCTATTGGTGGCATCATATAGATTGGGCTGTCGATCACGAACTTATTAAGAACTGTAATTACGTTAGGATGGTAGTGACTGACAAAGACACTGAGCAGATAGCTTACCTAAGAATAATAAAAAATTTTATAGGAGATTCTTTAACTTACTATCATGAACAACAAGAACCAATTAGTTTAACACTTCGAGAGAAAACAGTTTTCTTATCTTCAGACCCAACAGATATATTACATTGGTATGACGTAGATGAGATTTACAAATCGTTTATCAAGATTGGTAGAAAAGTCAGCAAACATCTATCGGGGCATTCGCCAAAGATAAGAACTATGAGTAGGCAAGATGTATGGGATTTATCTCACAGTTACAAAGAACCTTTGCCGCTAAATATCTGGCGACTTGAAAAATACTGGCATCAGTATCGAGCTTGGAGAATTATATTAGCACATAGTAAAAATATTCCTTTAGGAATAAAAGAGATGATAAAGGATCACTTAGTTCATACAAATGAAGATTTAAAATCAACTAAAGATGGAATGCTAAAATATTTTTCTGAAACTACTTTTGATCCTGTATTGCATTCTACTAACAATACATTGCCTATACATTTTAGAAACATAATGACTAAACCACATTATACTATTAAAACTTTGGAGAATTTTTATAACAAAAAATTACCTCCTGCATCTAAAAATTTTTACCTTCATTATCTTAAATATAATGAAGAGTTTGCAAAATTATTTTTCCCATCATTAAATTGGGGGACAGGTTACATAGATGACGCCGTATAAAACTACACATTTAGATTTTCCCGGAGGGGGTGGTGGTAGAATGCTCTTATTTTTAATATCAAGCATGTACCAAGAAAGTCCAGAATATACCATTGGTTATCTAGGCGATGCTCATCAAATGGATCATTATAATATACATTATTGTTTTGATCCAGAAGATCCTTTCCAGCCAATAAATCAAGTTGAGTGGAGATCTCAAATTGATAAATCGCCTGACTATAAATTTTATTATTGGCATAATATTGGACAACAGTCCAAACTTTATTTCCAAAATCAAACTGAAGGGAAATATCTTCAAAACTGTAACTACATTAAGATGCTCGTTACTGAGGATGATTTTGCTCAAATAAATTTCTTACGAATTATAAAAAATGAATTGGGTGATGGAATGGATTATGTTCGAAAAAGATCTAAGGCGTCACTCAAAATACCATATGAGATTATTCAACTAGGCGATAAACCTAATGAGATTATGAGATATTATGATATCAAAAAAATGTATAAAACATTTATTAAGATAGGTAAAAGAGTATGTAACTACCTTGAAAGAAGATATCCTATTTTAAAATATATAGATAGGCAAGATATTTTAGATCAATATTCTTCAACCTTACCAAAAAATGATGTATATAGATTTAAGAGACGATACACAACATATCGTGCTTGGCGTATGATATTATCAGAAGAAACTCTTGAGTTAGGATTGCTGAAACTTTTAAAAGAAAGAATAGATCTTTTTTCTATAGAATATTATACTACAAAAGATGATCCTGGAAAACTATTTACTGATACTACTAATATATTATTTGTAGACTATCGATCTATAATAACTAACCCAGAAGAGACAATTCAAAAACTAGAAGAGTTTTATGGTAGATCAATGCCAAGCCCATCTATAAACTTTTATAAAACTTATCTTAGATATAATGAAGATTTAGCAAGTGTGTTTATTCCTTCACTAAACTGGAAAACAGGAGACTTTAAATGGACATAGTATATTACCCAAATGAGATCCTCACTACAAAAGTTGCTGAGGTAGATATCACTAATCCTGGATTTGATCCTAAAGAGATCAAAGCTATAATGATTGATACAATGCTGAGTAACAACGGGATTGGACTTAGCGCCAACCAAGTTGATTTGAATCATCAACTATTTGTTATGGGAGCAGATCCAAAGAACGCAGAGCTTTGTATCAACCCTACAGTATTACAACACACTGAGGATACTGTATTAGAAGACGAAGGATGCTTGAGCTTCCCTGGCATATTTGTTCAAGTCAAACGCCCTAGAGAAATCCTAGTAGAATATACAGATGAGAATATGGAGCAACGACGACAACACCTAACAGGATATGCTGTCAAAGTATTCTTACACGAGTGGGATCACCTACAAGGAGTATGCTTCAAGGATCGTGTGTCACCACTAAAATGGAAAATGGCTTCCAAAAAAGCGAGTAAGAGAAATGGAAAGTAAATATTCTAAATGGTATTTTGAGTTGATGACATCACGTCCAGTTCGAGAAGATACTTATTTAGAAAAGCATCATATAATTCCCAAATGTGTAGGAGGTTCTGATGATGAAGAAAATCTTATTCTTTTAACACCTAGAGAACATTTTATTGCACACTTATTGCTAACTAAAATGTATGAAGGAGAAGCAAGGCACAAACTGCTATACGCATTCAATATGATGTTTGTTAGAAGTAGCAAGAATAGATTGCGTGGCAACTTCAATTCAAAGTTATATGAATCTATTCGTAAAGAAGCACATCAACATTTTGGAAAGCACGGGAGAAAAGGTAGGCCCGCTTGGAATAGAGGAATGACTCGATCTCAAGCGGTAAAGGATGCTGTGAGTAAAGCCAATAAAGGCAGGACTGCTTGGAATAAAGGAGTGCCTCGAACTGAAGAGGACAAGGCTAAGATGCGAGCCGGTTGGGCTAAAAAATTGGGGAAGTAACGTGGATGTGGATATAGATTTTGCTGATAGAAATTTATTATTAGATATAATTCCTCACCGTGCAGCAACACTAGAGAACGGAGCTAAACACAATACAGGAATATATGGAACTGCTATCCCGTGGAATCCGTTAACTGGACAAGCTACGATAAACTATAAGCAGGCAGAAGAGAGAGGCTATTTCAAAATAGACTTTCTGAATGTCAATATATACAAAGGTGTTAGAGATGAAGGACATCTAGATGAGTTGATGAATACAGAGCCAGAGTGGGAGTTGCTACAGCACGACGAATTTGTAAATCAAGTATTTCACTTGAGCGGGCACGGACCGTTATGTCGTAAGCTACAACCTACTAGCGTCGAAGAACTCGCAATGGTCCTAGCTATCATACGTCCATCCAAAAGGTATCTAGCGGATCAAGGCTGGGACGCTATACGCCGAGAAGTATGGAAGCCTCCATACAATGGAGACTATTACTTCAAGAAAGCTCATGCCTTTTCTTACGCAATTGCTACAGTCGTTCATATGAATTTACTCTGTGAGCAAATTATTTCGGACGACGAACTAACTGCACATTCTTCCTCTTGACTCTCTTTAGTGTTAGGTTGTGCAGATTAACTGTTGGGCCTAGCACTATATTGACATCTTTGCTGTTCATATTTCTCAAACAGTATCTAATAGGCTCAACATCTTTGCTTAGGAATATTGTAATAGGTATTAACCTATTTGATTCCATCCACCATGTTTGTCCTATCTCTAGTAGATATTGTTTGTCCTCAGTAGTCTTAAGCATAGAGTAATCTAATATTGTTGTAATATTATTATCTTGATTTACAACAATACCAACGTATTCTTTTCCGCCGTATGTGATTACACTGATAAATGGGTAGTTTTCTTCTATTTGGTTTCGTAACATTAATCTATTTTTATTCCATATAAATAATATTATGCAGTTAATACCACGTTATTTAGTAGATAATATTATTACGATAGTAGGTAGTGAGCAAGGCCTTTCTA